GTTGGGCGTCCGAATGTGTTATGTCGATGAGGCTGCGGAAAAAATTCATATTGTGCCGGCGTTGGAAACAGATTAAGAATGCAAAACAAGCTGATTCGTAAAAAAGGTCGTTAGGTTATTTTGGCAATATTGCCAATTTATTGCCAAGAAATAATAGGCAAGGGGAGGTTATCGAGGGTAATGCGAGGTAATTACGGGACACCGTGAGTTACCGCTAACGTATTGTAATTACTGTAACTTATTGATTTTATTACTTGCGCGGGGTGGAGCAGCCCGGTAGCTCGTCAGGCTCATAACCTAAAGGTCGTAGGTTCAAATCCTACCCCCGCAACCAATGAAATCAATGACTTAGCAGTAATGTTAGGTCATTTTTTTTATGGAAAAATGGGTTTATTGCCAAATTATTGCCAAAGATGTTCGAAAATCGGTCTATTGCCAAAATAACCTAACGACTTTTTTTTCTTGAAACCGTAAGAAAAGTTTACTATATGTATATTATGGGGTTTTTGATCAATCAGCTTGTGGCCCCAGGCATAACGCCTAAACCACTAAAGAGAAGGAAATCTGGAGATGATCCGATACGAGGTGAAAACCGAACACAAAGCATTCGTCGGTTGCGAAGACACTCTTGAAGAAGCCACAGCATACATCGCTGGTCTGATAGAGGTTGGTATTGAAATACTCAAGGTCGAGTATTTTGACGAAGACCAACGAATTACAGACATAAGAAACGGTAATTTCAACACGCCAACTATACTCGCACAGTATTATGAAGAGAGAGAAAATGACTAACACATTATATGAAAATGATGCTGGTCGGGTTACCAGAGGCAGGGCAAACGGCAAGGAAAGTTTAATAGCTGACGCACGTATAGTTGGCGGCGGTAGAAAATTTTTTGCCGCCACCAAAAAGGGCGAAGCTGAGGCAAAAGCGTTTTTGCAGTCGGTGCTGAGTGAAAAGACTAAGCGCGGTGCCTACACGAACCCAAACACCACGCCGACGTTTGGCGATGCACTCAATAAGATAGACGACAATTTTATGAGCGCTTACGAACGCCACGCGCGGATCCAGAAGCTGGCAGACGAGTCGGTCAAAAACGTCGAACGAGATTTGAAGCAGCTGTGTGATTTTGAGTATGGCGACAAGAAACTGCGCGACGTTCGCGTCGGCGATCTCAAGCCGCGTCGGATTCAAAAGGCTATTCGTGACGAATTGCTGGATCTGTATCCGTGGAAGACGGCAAATAATAAGTGGGTGCATTTTAAATTAATGATTGATTGGCTGGTTGCTGAAGAAATTCTGGCGGTGACCCCAATTGCTTGTAAGTTTCCACCAGAGCCGGAAGCTAACCAAAAGCCGATTGATCGACTGACCAAAGAAAAGTTTGAGGCAATTCTGGCGGCGGCGCGTAACGAAGACGACTGTCTTGTTATGCGTTTTGCTGGACTGACCGGCTTGCGGTTTTCAGAGTTGGCTGCGCTGACTTGGCCGGATCTCGATCTTGAAAAAGGCTACGTCATCGTCAACAAGAAATTGATCCGAGGTAAGGTCGGCGTTCCGAAATCAAGATACGGATATCGGAAGATCAAGATTATTGAGTCACTTCGCCGGCAGTTGATTGAGTACAAGTTGCGCAAGGCTAACACCGAATACGTTTTTGTTGACGACGAAGGTCTGCCGTTTAAAAACTCGGAGCATTTGCGCAGGGTTGTTTTGCACCATGCCATTAAAAAAGCAAACGAGCTTGCCTGGCGTAAGCAGCTGGCAGCGGGTGAGGTGGTTCCATTTACTATCATCAAATCTCTTGAACAGCTGGACTCTGGTCAAAATGTGAAAGGGAACACGTTAACCGAGCGCGGTCGTGATGTGATTTATGACCGAATTTATAACGCGGCGACGCCGTTAATTGAAAAAATACGCTGGCACGATTTGCGCCACTACTTTGCTTCAACCATGATCTTCGACACAAATTTGGAAGGTGCAATTATTCAGCGCCTGATGGGTCACCACGACTACGCATTCACAATTAAACAGTATGGACACTGGTTGAACTCGCCGGAACGTGACGACATGATTGCCGATCAGATGGAAAGGGCGTTATCGTAATGAGTAAATTTTATGAAGCTATGCCAATTTCTGATTGGAAAAAAGGTGATTCATATCGTTATTTAGAAGCAAGCGGACGCAATCCGATTGACCGTCGAATCACAACAAAATATGTCGAGGCTGAACCGTATCGTAAAATTTTTAAAGCGATCGTTGAAAGTCGGTTGCTTCAAGCCACTCAAGACGATCGAGATTATGAAAGTGACCTCGCATTTTTTTACGAAAAGAATCAGGCAACAATTTTTCAACATTTGCTGATGCTGGATTTTTACAGGAATGAAGCAACTTTTTTAAAAGCTGCTTTTGAGAAAATGGGCGGTGACCATCGGCGTGCGCGCGGTTTAATCGATGGAGCAGTGTCTAAAAAATTAATTCTAAAAGAAACTCTGCCAAAGGATAACCGCCAATACATTCTTTTTCCGACTATACGCATGATTTCTGCCTACGAACGACGTTTGGCTCAATTGCTTTGGGATATTGAAAAGCGGCAAGGAAACGACCCGGTCAAACATTATGCAATCGAAGCATTTTTTAAATTTGATGCGCTTCGTAAAAAGCTTCTGCCATCTGATTTAAGCAATCAAATTTCAGTTTCTTTAGTTAATTTTAAAGATTCGTTGCTGCAAGATTAATTAAAAATACGTTACAAAACTGTAATTCAATTCGGACTCTTATAATCCCCTTTCAGATTTTATAGAATTTTTGAAAGGGGATTTCTTGTAATGGTTAAAATTACAATACACAAGATTTCCGCTGGCGAAAATAAGACGGGTATTTTCGACGTAAGTGTAGTGAAGGACAGCAATACAGATGAAAGCTTAAATTTTGAGTTTAATTCGGAAGATAATGCCAATCGTTTTGCCAGGCGGATTGCAGAGACTTTGAAAGAATTTAATTTGAAAACGAATTAAAAATTCTACGAAGAAAGTAACTGCGTAAAAAAGACAAAATAAAATAGCACCCAGTTATGCCAGCTGCCTGTGTCGGACTCGGAGTCAGCCCAAAAAGTGGCAACCCCCAATAGCTAAATCCCCAAGAAACAAAAAGGCCAACACCAGCATTGGTCTTGGCCTCAATGAGACTCATAAAGCGCGCTTGCTTCATCGTCGTCGACCAGTGGTTGCTGTGGTCGCTTCAACATGCACACCGATGAGCTTTGCCGCCAGACCGGGATCTGGTTTGCAAAACCGCCTGATTATCCATCTAACTATCATCGTCTAGTCCCCTTGCCCCCAACGCCGAGTAGCCGCATTTGTCCCGCCAAGAATCTATGTGCGTGGGCGTATGAATAAGACGGGCTGATTTAACCCAATCCATCATAAGCGCGACCTCTTCGTTGGTGATCCGTCTGTTAAGTTTTAAAATAATTTTCCAACCGTCGCCGATGCGGCTGGCATTAAGATGCCACGGCCCATAGACATCCGCCCGGTCGCTTGTAATTAATTCTTCAGCTTCAGCCAAAACCGTGTCGTCGCTATCTTCCACGACGCAATTCGGGCAATTACGTTTGGCTCCGGCTTCAACAACGTAATGATTGCCGCCGCATCGCTTGCAACCGCTCATTGTGGATCACTCCACACGTCAGCCACCATCACTCGTTGCGATCGACCGGACACGCCCTTTCGGGTTTGACCGTTTAAAAAAATGCGATTGGTGTCGAGCAATTTGCGATAGCGCGCGGTGACAGAAGAGTATGCCAAGTCTGGTAACATGCACCGCACGGCGTCAGAGTGCAGTCCATTAGGGCCAGCATTTCTAATGACCTCATACACGACTTGCTCTAGCCGGCCTTGTTTAATTGAGCCTTCCGCTTCTGCTGATGTAAACAAAAAGAGGGCAGTCATCCTACCCTCTCTTTCAACGGCTCTAAATCCACCGATCGTATGTAATGTCGTGAACCAGACCGGACGGATTTGATCATCTCGACCTCAATCATCCGGTAAACGCGCTTGCGGGTTGTTTCGTTAAATTCGCCAAAAAGTTCAACCGCAGCTTCGCGCACAGTCAAAAGGGCTTTTTGCATCAGCGCATCCCCTCGACGAATGCACAGGTGTCCCAAGCATAACAAGCAAGGTCAAAGCCAACAAAAATTGTAAGCAAGATTGCGGCTAGAACAATGCCTTCAAAAACACGAGTTAACATTTGATCCATCCCTTTTCGGTCTAAAATGACCTAAAAGGATAATCATTTTGTCGTTTGAATCAACAAAAACTTTTACGTTTTATACATCTACAGTTCGTTGACCAACAACTCGATGGACTGAAATTACGTCTTTTGCAGGGATTTCGCGGGTTTGACCGTCGGATAACTGCTCAACGATTAGGCTCTCGGCAGTCCGCTTAACTAGCTTTTTAATAATCGCGTGATTCGCATTTTGTGCATGTAGCTGCACAACAACGTAGTCATTTTTGCGAATCGGCTTGCCTGGATGCACGTATAAAAGTTCTCCCGCTATAAAACGTGGCTCCATACTATCACCGGTAACGTATACGGCGTATGGGCTGGGAGCGTTCTCCAAATAATCAGGTATATTTACCATCTCGATTGGCGACGTAACGTCCGTAATATCAAAACCTAGCCCCGCTTGCACTGCGCCATAAGCCGGCATTTTCTCACGGTCAGACGGGACGGCAACTGGTGGCGCAATAAGGTCAGAACCCAGCACATCATTTATTGTAACGCCAAATACGGCCGCAATTTTTTCCGCAAGCTCTATTCGCGGTTGAGCCTCTTGGCGTGTGTAACGGCGAATCGTGTGAGGCTGAACATCCACTTTTTCAGCAAGGGCGGGAATCGACATATCTGCCTGTGCCGCCAGAATTTTTATTCTATTTTTACGCTCGCTACTCATTTTTTTCCGAATCATTAGGTAAGCTTAGGTAAAGTTTACCTTTTTTTCGACAAATTAAAAGAAAAAACATATTTACAGAACGACAAATATTCTTACGCTCTATCTATGCTATTACGTGAATGGATAGAAATCCACAATCTTACATACACAGAATTGTCAAAACGAATTGGCTGTTCCCGTCCAGCGGTCATGTATTGGGCAACCGGCCAAAACTGCCCTACGGCTAAAAACGCACAAATAATTTTAGATGTTACTGGCGGCGAGGTCACTCCTGACGACCATCAACGTGCGTGGGAATTGGGCGTATGAGCGCGCGCAACAAGCAACGCGGCTATGAGCTTGAGCGCGAAGCAGTCGTTGCAGCACAAGCCGCGGGTTTGGAAGCACGCCGGGTATTCGGGTCAGGCGCACATAAGATGCAGCTGGGCGACGAGTTTGCTGGTGACCTTGTCATTGAAGGTCTGCGGGTTGAGTGCAAGCGACGCAAGTCCGGCTTTAAACTTTTGTATGACGCTTTCGATCAAGACGACGCGCAGGCGGTGTGTGTGCGCGCAGATCGATCGCCGCGCCTATGGCTGCTGCGGGAAGAAACATTTCACAACCTATTGAAGAGAGCAGGAGAAAGAGAATGACGCTCAAGGTAACTAAAGGACAATCACTATCACCCCCTCGCATTCTGATTTATGGGCCGCCGGGGGTAGGCAAGACGACATTTGCCGCTGGCGCTGGCGACGGTTGCATCTTCATCCCCACTGAAGAAGGTGCAGATGTTGTCGGCGTCGACCGGTTTGATCTGGCAAATAGCGTCGATGACGTAATGAGCAACGTCGATCAGTTGCTCAAAGAAAAGCACGACTATTCTGTTGTGGCGCTAGATAGCCTTGATTGGTTTGAGGCGCTGACCTGGCAAAAGGTCTGCGAGGAAAACAAACTTAATTCGATTGAGGACATGGGATACGGCAAAGGCTACGTGGCAGCCCTGTCCCATCATCGTGCATTGCTGGGCAAGCTTACGCAGCTACGCCGTGAACGCGGAATGGCGTGCGTGCTGTTAGCACATTCCCAAGTCAAACGGTTTGAAGATCCGACGACCGAAGCCTTTGATCGTTTTGAAATCAAACTGCATCGGCGCGCGTCTGATTTGTTTACCGAATACGTCGACCTTGTCGGGTTTGCCAACGTGCGGATGACGACAAAAGAAACCACGTCAAACTTTGGGCAGAAAAAGATTAAGGCCGTTGGTTCTGGCGAGCGCGTTTTGCGTTGCGCCAGCCGGCCAAACTTTGTTGCCAAAACACGTTACCCGATCCCCGACGAACTGCCGTTGGAATGGGGCGCACTTATCAATGCAATTAAAGGAGAAAAGAAAGATGTCTGAATTAGATTTTGAGATTAATCCAGAGGTTCTGGAAAACGACAG